AGGGATCTTTTTCTTTATCAACAAGCTGGCTTGTTAGGCGTTTTTCTAGTGTTTTATCTCCCAGCTCTTTTGCTAATATTCGATAGTTATTAATCCAATCATCAATCTTTTCGTCTAGTGCATCCATAGCTTTAGGGTTGCCCATTGCTGCCGCAGCTTTATCATTCTTAGCGCTAATAATACCGCGCTGCTGTGCGTTTTTACGATAGCCCTCGGATGATGCGCCACGTATTTTGTTTGCGTCAAATAAAGCATTAAATGCAGCTTCTAAAGCGGGTGTACCTTCAATCTGTGCGCCTACTGCATTAGTTACAACGAATACACGCGAGCGGTGTAGGTTACGCTGCTCAGCGTTAGTTGTTTGCATATCTTGCAGTGCGGACGGATTAAGCTCGTAGTATTTAGGCTTATTCCAATCCTTATCAAAGTAATCGCTTACGTAATCAGATGCGCCTTTACATTGAGGGTAATAAAAAGGATTTAATGCCAGGATACCCGCTGCGCGCTTTATTGGCTCTTGCAGGTCTGGGTTTTTTTCACGCTCTGAAAATATAGGAACAATTGTGGCGTAATTGCCAACACGAGAATATTTAAACGCCTCGCGCATTACATTCCAAAAGTTAAACTTCTTATTAAACTCTCTGAATGCAATCTCGAATGCTGTATTTTGCTCTGTATCTTCGTCATCACCATCAATTACGCACGGAGTTTCTGAAAAGCAACGCTCAGGGCGAATATCAACAATAGCTTTGAAAAAACCACCTCGATTATATGCGTTATACATATGCTCGAAAGTAATATAATCAGGATAGCCATACGATTTAGAGTCATCTCGGTTTGTATCGCCAAAATTTACAGGCGCAGAGAATAAGTGATTCATATTCCTTCGGTGGCTTTTTGGCTGTGCCATATTTGCCGCAAAGGTTTTGTTTAAATAATTTTTAGACATAAAAAAGCCACACGTTAATAGTATGGCTTTATTGTATCATTTATTGGGTTGGTGGGCTATTTGGTTGACGCTATCTTGCCATCACCATACCAAGCCGCAATTATATCGTTTATTTTGTCGGTTATATCATCACGCTTTAGCCATAGATGAGCGTTGCCATTTTTAAATGCCTTTATTTTAAAATACTCGTCCTCGCATTCTTTGCACTTAATCATCTTGCGCATTGACTGACTGAATAAATGCTCTTTAAATTCCACACCGTCAAGCGTGCGAACAACACGATCAAGGTCATTCATTTCTGGTTCTTGGTTGTAGTTAACTGACAGGTCACCGCAAAACACTGTAAACCAGTTGCGTAATATTATTTTCTTGCCAATCTTGAACGCATCATTGGTTTTATATTGCGCGCCAAGCCGCCTAAATAATTCTACAACACCACGATTCATAAATTCCTCGGCTTGGTTATAGCTGCTTATTAGTGTGCTTCTAACGTTGTCTATAGTGAACGCTGGTGGATCTTTTTCTAATGAATTGGAAAACTCATCACGCGCTATCTTGTCCATGTACTTATTAAATCCAGTTAGCTCTATGGTTTGTCGCCACATACGTCTGTCAACGTCTTTTTTTAGCACCTCTATGCCGTAATAACCCCTAAATTGATGTACAGGGAATATGTAAGTGCCAACGCTTTTACATTGCTCCTCGGCTTGCTGTTTGAGTTTATCCATGTGTGTCAATGTTAGAATAATCTCATCACGGTCTTTTATTAATTCTTCAACCGTCTTAGGTATCATTAAATCTTTTCTAAATGCCATTACTGCCACCCTCCTTTTTTCTTACACTTATTGCACCAATTAGTTAATCCTGCTTTGTGATTGGTAAAGCTTTCGGCATGGTAGTGACCACCACACCGAAAACACAGGTACATGACCTTACGCATCACATCGCCAAGTCGTTTGTGTTATTAATTCTCTCTTTAGCTATATTGAAATAGCCTTCATCCTTTTCAATCATTATCCCCTTGCGGTTGGTGTTAATACACGCAATAGCCGTACTGCCTGACCCGCAAGCAAAGTCGAGCACCGTTTCATTTTCGTTAGTGTATGTCTTGATTAGGTATTCCATTAGTGCTACTGGTTTTTGTGTCGGGTGTAAGTTTCTTGTGCTATCTGTTGATTTAATCTTGATGACGCTTCTAGGGTATTTCATGTTGCTCGTGTTAGCTTTAAAAATACTCTCCTTCCCTCCGTGAATATTAATAATAGCTCTTCCAGCTTTCGTGCCGTGATTCTTTTCTCCTTGCGTCATAATAGGATTGTAAGTTGGTTGCTTATTATAAAAAACACAAATATCCTCGTGAAATCTCATAGGCTGTTTTTTAGCTAACATCGGTGAGCTTGAACGGCTCTTTTCCCACACTAGATTATACCGAAACATCTTCATATTACTTGCAATAAGCGTTGTGGTAAAAGGCTGGCTAGCTGTCATCACTATTGCACCATTGGGTTTAATAATACGCTTCAACTGTTCCCACATTGGCTCTAATGGGATAATAGAATCCCACTTACACGCAGTTGTCTGGTAAGGCGGGTCGCAGATGATTGCATCTACCGAATCATCGGGTATTTCTTTCATTCGCTCTAAACAGTCGCCTTGCATTAAATTAATCATTCTTCACCTCCATTAACAACAAATACCCGATCACCTTTTAACTTTGCAAGCTCTTTGTGTAACTCTGCATTTTGCTCTATTAGTGATTTGTAGTTGCTTAATAACTCTGTAGCTTGGCATTTCATTAGGCTACCAAGATCATCTAAATCAGACTGGCATTTATTTATTAAATCTTGATTTATGCTCATACTGACACCCCGCTATACTCATTAAAATGCGCTTTACGCGCTATTAAGTTTTGACACGTTGCAAATAAATGCTTTGTGCTATCTGTAAATTTAACTGGTTTTAATCGTGAATCACCGCCACGTGTAAATTTAATTACTTCCTCAATGCCTAGCTCGCGCATAACTGCTAACTGCCTTTCGCGCTAACTTTGATTGATACCAAAGTAATAAGGCGGATGCTTTTCATCTTCATCATTACAGTGCCAGTTATCCCACATCGCTTTTAAAGTAACTTCTGGCAATGGATTTTTCTTGTTTAAATTCATTAAGCGCAAGTATTTTTTGTAGTTATTCATTGTTGCCACCTGTAAATTTTGATAAGTCAGGGCTAAAGAAATTCGGACTTTCTTTTGTGATTTTTCCGTTTTCATCTAGCGGAAAACTGCCATCTGGCATACGCTTTGAGTCGTTAGATGCGATAACCTCATTTAGTGCGCCGATAATGTCAAAGCCCATCATGTAAGACTCACCTATTCGCGTCACTATCTCATCGCATTGTGAATCAAGTAGAGCTACTTTTGTGGCCTCACTCATTGTATCAATGCCATCAAGGTAATGGATATTCTTTGCTTTGTACTCATCAGCAACCCTTAAAAGTTCGGTGTGCAATACGCTATCAGTCAGCTCGATAGCTCTCTCTGCCGTTTCCTCATAACCGCAGCCAATTTGCACACACAAATCCTCAATCGTAGGATTAGGCTTTGCATCTGAAAACCATTTAACTATCGTTTTAATTTCGTTGCTCATTTCTATTCCTTACTAATTCGTTTATTTGTTTGTCAATTTCACGCCAATCTAAACCTTGACGCTCTAGCTTGTTTTTAAGTCGCAGCTCAGGCTCTTGCATTATGCGATTAACAACGCTTGAGTAGCTGTTTCGTGTTTTAGGGTTTTTCAATATATAACGCCCGCCTCTTTTAATTTTTCAAGTCTTCGCGTTAACTGTCTGCGAGTTTTACCTAGTATTTCGGCCATTTCTTTGCGGCAGTGATTTCGCTCATAGCCAAATATTAAAGCGTCATCTTCGTGCTTCGTGAATAGTTTAGTTCTCATTTTCCAACTCCACACAAAAAGCCCACTGCGCTTTTAATTTATCTGGCATATTGTCGTGCTTGCCATAGTCGCAAACTTTACCGCTCGGACTAACTGCAATACCTACGCTGTAATCGTCTTGTACGCAGTGCTTAGTAAATATTTCATGAATAGTGCTTGTTGCTGGTAATCCATGCGTGTTTAACGTTTTACTGTGCGTGAATTTATCCATTAGTCATTTCCTTAATTAACGCTGCGCCCATGCATACAAAATTAAAACGCTGCGGGTAATTATTAAACCAGTCCTGCAAAGTCCTAACCGGTACATGGCTTATTTCTGATAGCTCAGCAAGGCTATCAAGCCCTGCCTGCTTTGCTTGTTTTGAGGGGGTCATTTAAACAACCGAGAATGAAAGCCATTCACTTTCATTTTTAACATTAAAAACTTGGTATTTCTGGCACTGCTCAACCGCATTGTAAATATCACTAGCGACCCAATCGCTAGATGAAAATAAGCTAACGTAATCGGCAATGACATTTAAATCACTATCTGATGTAATTACGTGAAGCGAATCAACAGACATAATAGGTAAGTCTGATTCACCTATGTATTTGATGCTTATTGTAGCTGGTAGTTTCATTTTTACGCCTCCATTTTTATATTTACTTGAGCTGTATCGTCAGCACAAAAGAAAGTTACACCACGCTCTGATAATGCAAATGCAATGATTGAGTCTGTCACGTGATTTTCATCGTGGTCATAACCGTAGATATTGCGCTGAACTTTTAGTAGCGATTGCTCAAGCGTTAAGCCTGTTGAAACTCTGTCATCAGAATCACTGTAAATCGTAACCGTTGCTTTGTAAGTAGCCATCTTTAACCCTCCAATTAAGTTCGCGTTATTGCGTTTCAGTGGGGTTATAATAAGCGAATACCGCGCAATGGTCAATAGGTTTATTAAAAATAAATTAAATTAATTTTAGGTAAGAAAAAACCGCAGTTAAGCGGCTTCGTTTTCATCTGGCGTTGTGGTTGTTGGGAACTTATACTCTGCTCCGCACTCGTTATCGCGACAGTAGATTAAATCATTATCCCATCCACAACCATAAAGCGCTATAGTTTCACCTCCGCATATTTCGCATTTTATATGCTGACCTGCTAGCTCACTAAATATACTCATTTTATATCACCGTGTATTAATTAATGCCGCAGTTAAACGGCTTGGGTTATTTGTGTTTTGCTAAGTAATAATCAAACGCCTCTATTGCTCCATCTGCGCCAAGCGCTAAACAAGAAAACGCACCAAGCTCCTTGCATGCTGTAAGGTAATCCTGCTGACCGTCTTTCCATTGGCTTTTCGTGTGGTCTTTACGCTTCATTTCGCAAATAAATGGAGGGTTAGCGGGTATCATTATATCGCTAGCTCCCTTTGTCATTCCATCGGCCTTAAAACGTGCTGCCTGCTGAAAGCTGCGCTTACCCTCGTTCCTATTGTGCACAACAATTGCGCCGTATGTTTTAGGATATTTTGTTCGCAAGTAGCTAACAAATAACTTTTGGTCGTTAGCTTCAAGCGAGCAGTCACCACGGAAAGAAGTATCACCAAAAACGGGGATTTCATCATTGAATTTCATAAATCACCTATTGCGCCCGAAGGCGCGTTAATGGTTAATGGTTAAAACGGTATGTCGTCTGTAGCTTGATTAGGGTTAAACCCGCCTTGCGGTGCATATCCACCTTGTGGCGCTTGGTTTTGCTGTTGCGCCTGTTGCTGCGCTTGTTGGAATCCACCTTGCTGCTGATTGTTTTGATAACCATTGTTTTGCTGTGCTGGTGCATTCTGCTGTGGAGCGTAACCGCCTTGAGGCGCTTGGTTTTGTTGTGGTGCTTGTGATTGGCCTTGTGATTGCCCTTGCTGACCACCACCTTGCAATGTTAGCTCATTAACCATTAAAGTTAACTTTGGCACAAAACCGTTATTACCTTCATAACTGTCAACATCAACTGAACCGCTAACAGCTAATTTAGTTCCCTTTGTGATGTACTGGCTTAATTTGTCGGCCCTATCACCCCAAATAGCGCAATCAACCCATAGTGTTTCATAATTACCCTGTTGGTCTTTGGTGCGCTTTTGCACTGCTAGGCTAAAGTTTAAAACTGACTTTTGACCGTTTGCTGTGTTTACCGTATTCATGCGCGGGTCTTGCCCAACGTTGCCCGCAAAATTTGCTGTATTCATTTTCTTATCCTTCTAAATTGATTGGTTGTATTCTAAATTCTTGCTTTGCGCCGCGTCTAACTGACAGCGTCAAGGTTGCTGCTGTTTTTATATGTGACATAGCATTAACTCGTATGCCACCTATGTTTTTTTGCTTGCCAAAGCTAACAGTCGGATCAACATATAAATTCATCCACTTATTAGCCCACTGGCTTGCATCTTTACCCCACAATGCAACAAGTATCTTGCGCACTGTCAGGCATGGTTTGAATGGTTTACCTTCGCAGCCATAGTAAAACACATGCACCGGTTGTTGAGGGTCGTTGGTGACGTTTACACCTTCGACCTGAATCATTAAATCACCACCGATTAAATCATCTGCGTTTAATTGGTCTGATTTTGTTTTAACTGTATGCGATACGTCAATCATCACTCTTCCCCATCAAATGTAACTTCAACATCATCTGAATAATCATCATCTGAGTAGAAATTAAATGTTTCACTGTGCAGCCAATCGTTATTATCAAGGCAGTTTTTGTAACGCTCAATGTTTGCTGTCATACGCTGCCAAAAACCCCAGGCAATTAACTGGTCTTTTGTCACTTCAAATACGCCAACCGGGTAACGGCCAAGGCTAACCGATGTTGATACTGCAATAAATATAAATCGTGTAACTTCAAAGCCGTAATGCAAGCTTAATGTGTGCATGTAAAATGCCGCTTGATGGCCATAGTCAAATTTATAAAGCGGGTTAATCCACTCTTTATCGCTGCGCCAATCATCAAGGTTTGCTGTGCTTTTAACGTCAATACACGCACCAATTGATTCAACTGCGTTTTTATCTGGTCGGCATTTAAGGTTTACGCAGCGCTCTTTATCTTCTGCAAATACACTGCACTCTGCTTGCCCTTGCGACTCTAATAAAATCTTTGCAGTAGGGTGAGCGTTAACACTGCCAACCATTAATTTAACCTTTTCGGCTTCTTCTGCTGTCAGTACGATGTTGTCAGGGTTGTCTATAACCTCTTGCTCAAACGATTTGGTTTGACGGCCTTTAACGCTACTAACAAAGATTAAATCATCATACGTTTCAGGCTCAAGCAATGCAGCATGTAATGCAGTTCCAAAGTCTTTAGTTTGCACCTTTGAGTAATTTGTAGGCGCTGTTTTTGACCAAATATAATCAGACGGGTTACGCTCAAATATAGTTGCACTACTGTTGGCCAGTGCATCTACTGCGCGATATTCATCTTGGTGCATGTCGGTAAATAATCCTAGTTTCATTTTTATACCCTCTTTAAAAGTTAAGTTAACTCTAACCGTTAAACCTTCCTTGGTCAATAATTAATTTGTGTTATTTTAAGTTTAATCAAACTTTTTGCGGTTTATTATGCTAAAGCCTTTGTCGTTCTTTCTGTGCGTTATGAATGTCGGGGCCTTTAATACCATTTCATTCTGTTTTAACTGGGCAAAGTTTTTAGCTGCCATTATTCCGCGCTGCCACGTTTCTGACTCTACATGCTCAATAACAAATTTACGCCAGGTTGCACGCTCCCACTGTTTAGTTGAAAACGGGTTAAAGTATTCTTTTGCTATCTCAGGAAATTCAATACCGTTTTGCATGTAAGTGGAATCTAATTCATAACACACCCATATACCTTCTTTTTGAGTTTGCGTTAATGACATGCTAAGCACTTTTTTATAGTCCGCATCGGTGTACGCTTTATTTTTTAAGTTTGCGTTAGGGTCAATCATCACAGCATCGCAAGTGCGACACGTTTTAGCGCTTGGTGCGTTATGTGCGCCACAATTGCCGCACTCGTTAAACATAAAGTAATGCTCGCAACGTCCGTCATCGCTAGTTTGTGCTTGGCCAATACAGCGCACTGCAAACTCACTATTCATTGTTGAGCATAACGGGCATTCTTGCGGTGTACCTTCTCCCTTAGTGCCTTTTTGCTCCATTGCTTGCTGAACTATTGGGTCGTCATATAAGTTACCTATAGCTTCAATTGAGTCGCTATAATCAAGCACCAACGCATCTTTTTTAACTATACCCATTTCTTCATGCTCTGGCTTTAATATTCTAAGCACTCGGCCAATCAATTGTATTAATAGCGTTAAACTACCAATTTTTCGCAATATTACACTGGTTGAAAGTGTAGGTGCGTTAAAACCTGTCGACAAACAGCCTATTTGTATTATGTATTTGATGTTGTTTGATTTAATATCATTAAGTATTTCCATTCTCTTTTTGGTGCTGGTCGAGTCTGTTATTATCCCCCAGCTACCTTCCGGCAAGCACTCCGCAACTTGTTCGCAATGCTTTTTGCTAGCGCATGTAATCATAACGCCACCATCACGGTTTTCAGTTCTGGCCATTACCTCTTGTATTATTTTTTGGGTTTTTGTCTGCTCTTTACAAATATCACGCCCCATTGCAGCCAGCTCTTTAGCAGTAAAATCCTGGGCGCCTTCACCACCCTTTATTTGGTACTTATCAAGCGCCTCATAATGATGATCATCATCACCAAAACCAAATACAGGCGGGACTAAAAACCCTTTATTAATTAACTCGTAGGTTGAAACGTCAGATAGCTGCTTTCGCCAAAACTTGCCGTATATAGACTCGCTACCACGATAAGGTGAGCCAGTGTAACCAATTATTAACGGTGGCTTGTCACCTAAGCGCTCGGCATTAGATTGAAAGTGCTTAATTATATTGCCGTATTGAGATTTATCCTCCTCAGAGTCAGATATACAAGATTGCCAGTTAACATGATGACACTCATCAATTAATATTGCTGTAAAAGCCCTGTCTTTAAACTCCTTATCTAAAGCTCTACCAACTGTACCCTCTGTTCCAAATATTACCGGGTAGTATGTCGATTTTTGATTTAAACTAGCGCTAAATATTGAAAGCTTAATACCTATAGCCCTTGCATCTAAAGCGTTTTGATCCACCAATTCGCCTTGCCTTGCCAATACCAAAACACTATTACCCGGCCTGCTAATTATCTGCTGAACAAGAAAAGCTATTAATACCGTTTTACCACCGCCAACTGTGACGCTTGCGTAAGCTGGGTCAAAATTCCCAGTTTTGTAAGTATCGCGCATATGCTGCAATGTACTGTCATGTACTTTCTGTTGGTAATCTCTTAATTCGTACATAATTCTTTACCCTCGTAAATTAAATCTAAATCAACTTTTATTCCGCCCATATAGCAATCAAGTAAATTAAACTTATCTGCTTGGTATAGACTTTCTTCTGTTTCAGCTACTACAATTATTTTTACACCCTGTTTTCGCTTTAATTCGTCTTGCATGAAATAAAGGTTATGCGGATCAAAATAACAAACTGTGTTTTTTCCTTCTACCCGGTTAAGTTTGTTTGCTTCATACCAGTTTTCGCACAAATAAACATCGCCATTTAACTCGCCAAATATTGCACAGCTACCGTATAAAAAAGACTTCTTGTATGGCTTAGGTTTAAATCCTTGGCCGATAATCTGCATCAAGCTTACCGGGTTTGCGTTTATGTCAGTAACAATAGCTATCTGGCTTGATCCTTTAAAGAATATTTGTTCACCCTGGTGTGTTTTGCATTCGCACGTTTTTAAAAATGCTGTTATCTCACTCGCATCAAATGGCGTACAATCAAATCCAAGTCTAGCCCTTGCTGGCCTAGCTTTAACGGGCTGACCAGTTACCATTTCAGTATCTTTTATATCAGCGCCTAAATACTTTGCAGCCTGTTTAAAATCCCATCCGTTTATATCTTTTAGGAAGTCGATAACGTCACCGTTAGCGCCACAACCAAAGCAGTGATAATACTGATCATTTTCGATAACGGTAAAGCTAGGCGTTCTTTCATTGTGAAAAGGGCAGCAAGCTTGGTAATCCTTGCCAGCATTTCTTAGTGGTACAAAATTCTCGATGATATCGACAATATTTACCCTTGCTTTTAATTCATCAATGTTAATCATAATTACTCAGCCATTTTAGGGTTTATTCTGATAAATCCGTCATTATTATCACTAAACCAGCAAATATTTCTTTTTTGTAGTTCGGGCATCAGTTTGTCGTTAAAGTGAGCAGTAACCTTGGTTTGACTCTTAAACGCCTTGCCCTTTTTAATGGAGTCTATAAGCGTTCTTGATTTAACCTCGATACGCCCTTTGCTAACATATCCTGAAAGTGTTTTAGCAACATGCTTTATTTGAGACTCATCACCGCCAAAACCTTCACTATCAGCAGTTCTTGTGAATGTCTTTAATAACTCGCAATAGATGCTATATGCTCGCAATACACAATCATAGTTAATTGTTAGATTATTAACAGACTCTTGAAAGTTATCAATGGCGTGTAAGCTAGCAGCAATTTTTAATACTTGCTTATCCATCTTACCTAAAAAGCCGCGCATTAAATTGCTTGAGTATTTGCCACCGTCAGCCATTAAAGGTTCAAACTCGTTTTTCTTTTGCAAGATAAACTTCTTTGAATCATCGGTAATATTTAAAACCGTCTTTTCTGATAACACTATATTGCGCATAACCTCAGAAAAATTAGTCTTTGCCTCACCGCTAACTGGTTTAAAGTTTGTATGGTCACGTGAACCAAGCATGTGAGATTCATAACCAAACAAAAAACGCTCTGTAAGGCCGTTTTCTCTGTCAGACATAGATAGTATTGCCTTTACTGTTTCGTACTGTGCTAGCACTGCAATACCGCCTCTAATGTGTATTGATGGCATAGAGCGAGTGATACGAACCATACTTACATAACCATTATCCCAGCCTTTCAGAATTGGCTCGTTATTTGGTGCTTTTTTACCGTCGCCATAAGCAAGGCCGATACTGGTTAATATTGATTGTGCTTCATCTGAGATAATATTAAACATACCAGCTTGCTTTGATGCCTCATTACAAATTGCCTCTGGCGTAGCATCGGTAAAATACATCTGGTACACCGGGTACTTTGAAAGTTTTTCTTCAAGCTCTGCCAGTGTGTCGCGTAAATCCATTTTTTCCTCGCGGCCATTGCTGTTTTTAAGCTCTTTCTCTGCATCCTCAATATCTTGTAAAATATCGCGTCTGCGCTTCATATTGCCAGCGTTTAATTCCTCTGTAGCTGCAAGCATTGGCGATGTAAAATAATTACTCACACCTGTTTTACCGGTTGAAGGCGGTTGAGCTGTGGCAATGTATAAGTTTGTTGATAGCTCACCAAAGTAGTCAACGTAAAAGCTTTTGCACATTGCAGCAGCAACACAACCAAGGCCATGCAAGAAAACGCTAGACTCTGGAAATTGAACCTGGCCAGCCACTTCTACAGATAATCTTGTTAGCGCATCGTTTCTACTGTGATCAATTAAGTGCATAGTAGAGTAGAGGCGGTCATCTTCTGAAAGTATAGGCTCTGGCCAGTATTCCTTGTGGGTCATTGCGCCAGATTCAGGACCATTTTTAAAATGCTCAAAGTTAGCTATGTTTTCCATATTTATATCTTGAGCCATTCGCTTAACCCCTTGCTAATTTATCAAGCTTTGCAATAACTGCTGTTAACTCTGAATTGCCTTTTTCATCACTTATTCTATAAAGCTCTTCAAGGCCAAGCAGCATAGCTGAGCGTATAACCTTGCTTTTGTCCATGTTCGATTTGCTAGATGCTAAGTCAACATTAGCGTGCATAGTGTCGCTAAACTTAACTTTTGCGTTAGATAGTCTGGTTGTTGTGATTTCCATAAGTTTAACCTTATTTATTTATTGTGTGGTACATGGTGACACATATTAATTAATAATAACAATTGAATATACCGATTAATAAGCGATACTTGATAGGTAAAACAGATTAAAGAAGGGTGTTTTGGGTATATTTGGCCGTCAATGGGTATGTGCTGGTATGCCCGTGGTATGCAAATGGGTATGTAAAAAGCTCGCAACAGTATGTTTTATATGGTTATTTATGAAAATGGGTATAAAAACGCCGTTTTCGCCCCGTACGCACATAGGTAAATAAAAAATAAACCTGCCAGGTATAAAAACAGATATTGGTATGTGAAATATTAAAAATGGTAAATACATGGGAAAATATACCCACAGATAGATAATAATAATAATAATAATAATAAATACATACACTTATACTATATATATATATACTTATACATACCAAAAACATACCAATTTCATACCAAAACATACCAGAACGGGTAAAAACATACCCACAAATACCGATAAATTTAAAATAAAACGAAAATATCGCATTTAACCCTTTACAACAAAATAAAACTGCATTATATTTAACGCAACTTAAATGAAGTTAACAGCAAAGAGAGTCAAAATGAAAAAATTACTACTATCTACAATCTTAACAATCGGTTCAACGTCTGCTTATGCGGACACTTACGAATACTGCAAAAAGTACAGTGACCTTGGTGGCGATACTTTGGTTATGCGCTCAGAAGGTCACAAGAAAGAAGAAATACTTAAAGCAATTAAAAAAGCCGGTGTTTTGACGGTTGAAAATGAAGCGCTGATTAATCTTGCTTATGCCGTACCAATGACTAGCGATTTGCACGGCGATGTGGCAAACGTTAAGCGCATGGTATTTTCTGTATGTATGGATTCGATGGGAAAATAGAGATGAAAAAGTTAATCGAATTCACTAAAGGTTTTCTTGTTTTACTGGCTTTGTGGTGCTTATTGAGCTTAATGGCTTCATTCGTGCAATCTATGGCGGTTAACTCTGGTTACACTAGCTGCGAAACACAAACATATATCGAGTACGTATTATTTACTGATTTATTTTGCGAGGTTAAGTGATGAATTTATACAAAGTAACTTTCGTATCTGGTAGTAAACCAAGATCAATACGCATTAAGGATAAAAATAAAAACTTAGCCTGGGGGTATGCAAAGCAATATGGTATTCCCTCGAAGGTTGAGGTTACATGCTCGCGCTGGTGGTATTTAATTTATGTGGTAGCTTTTGGCTTAGGTTTTTATGGGGCGCAAATGTTATGAGAGATTTAACGGAAGAAGAATTGAAATTAGCGCCTGATTGGTTATTTACATTGCGCCATTTAGTTGCTATTATTACATAACACTACTTATAAACAAGGTTTGTTATGATTTACGAAGAATATGAATGCGCAAATGGTGGTACGGTAACTGTTGAGAAAGTAATATCAGGGAAGAAAGTTTTAGTCTCTTTTAGTGGCGATAATAGCAACAATACCTATGAAAGAGACCCTTACAAAGTCAGGAGTGGAAAGGTTAAAAATAAATTCAGACCGTCTGTTTATGGTGTTGGGTTTGTTGGTGAGGGGTTATTCCGTACTAGCTGTGAATCATACAATACTTGGAAGGGAATTATAAAGAGATGCTATTGCGAATCATCTGCGACATATGGAATATATGGCGGCGCTGGAATTAAGGTTTGTGATTCATGGCTTAACTACCAAAATTTCGCAATTTGGTATGATGAGAATAAGCTATCAGGTTCTTGTTGCTACAATGTTGATAAAGACCTGTTGGGTGGTTTTGAGTACTCAGAAAGGACATGTATTTTAATTCCAAGTGATATAAACAGGATTTTGAATAAGCAAAAATCAAAGAGGGGGGATATGCCTATAGGTGTTTTTCACTCATCAAGCACGAAGAATCCATACACAGCAATAATTAGCTTTAGCGGGAAGGCTAGGAATCTCGGTGTATTTAAAACCGAAAAAGATGCATTTATCGCTTACAAAGAAGCAAAGGAGGACTTAGTAAAGTCTGAGTCCATCAAGGCTTTTTCAATGGGTTTTATATCCGAGAGAACAAAGGCGCTACTAGACAATTTTGAGGTAAATATTAATGATTAAAAGAACATTAAAACCTTTCGACATAACCAAGCATGAGTTTAGTGATTCAATAGCGAATCCAAAAGCTAAGCTGAATTTAAGATCAACTGTCACGATTGATGTTTTTGATAAATGGTTAATGCTAAACAAGCAAGACGCCATAGCAATAGCTAAAGCTCTAGGTGTAACTGGGGAGGATTTGAAATAATGGAAACTTTAGATGAATTAAAGGCTATAATTGCGGGAAAGCAAGATGATGACATGTTTTATTGTGACGGTCAGTATTTAGACCATAGACTTAACGTTAGGTCTGAACACACTAAATATACTATTCATGGAATTACTTATTACTTTAATTACCAGCAGCCTGTTTCAGTAGTAATGAATAAATTACGAGTGCTTTCAGATATAGAGGAAATTATTGGGCTAATGGAAGCTGCTCAGGGTCTTAGAGAAAATAAAAGCTAGGTTTAAACTTTAATCACGGCGTTAAGGTTTCAGATATAAATCACGATTTAGGAGCTTGAAATGACATACCCAAACCAATTTACAACCGTACCTATTAGCCATATGGTGATTGATGTGGTTGATGAGTTATACGACCATTCGGAAATGACAGGTATATTTACCAGTCTGTCTAAGGCGGTTGATATTGAAGAATTGGCAGCTAGTGAAGTTGAAAGGGTGATGAGCGAGGTGATGAGGTGAGTTTAGTGGTAATTGGTAGAGATGTGAAAGTAAGTTGGGTATCTAACGAGGGTGATATTGAGCTAATTCAATGTGAGCCTCTAACAGAAGGTCAAATGCCAAGGGTTTTTAATTACTCAAAACCAAAGCAGGAAAACAAGTGGCGCGGTGGCAGTCGAGGTAAGGGCGGCAAAACAAAGTGGCCAAGAAGATAAGTAAAAACAACCTGCAATAATTAACTGTGGTATAATTCGGTTATTGATTTAATTATTTTATAGGTGATTTTATGGCGGATGATTTAACCACCGAAGTCAACAAAGGTGGTAGGCCTAGGCTTTATAATACACCGCAAGAGTTTGACGCAAAGGTAGAAGAATACCAAGAATACTGCAAGGAAAATAAAGAGCCTGTTACATGGACTGGCTTGGCTCTTTACCTTGGTTTTAGCTCAAGACAGTCTATTGATGAGTACCTGAAATATGACGGGTTTTCTGACTCCGTAAAAAGAGCTAAGACTTTTGTTGAGTGGAATTACGAGAAAAGACTAGCCGGTGACAACAGTCCGACGGGTGCGATATTTGCACTTAAAAACTTTGGCTGGAAAGACAAAACAGAAACCGACATCACAAGCGGCGGGCAAAAGCTTAGCGCACCTACTTACACGGTCGTTGATAAGTGATATAATTTGTTTGTGCCTAGGTTTAGCGGCTGAAAGGTTGGACTCGTTACCCAGCTTGGCACAATAAATTTAAGTAACGAATTAACTGCTAACGAGGTTAAATCATGAACGTCATATCTAGAGCGGAAGCTAAGTCTAAAGGTTTGAAGCACTACTTTACAGGAAAACCCTGCAAGCATGGTCATGTATCAAAGAGACTTGTATCTAACAAGAATTGTTGGGATTGTGCTCTAATAGCAAAATCAAAGGACTACAAGGATAATAGGCAAGCTAGGCTTGAGGCGATGAAAAGAAACTACAGAGAAAAGGCTGCTGATAAAAAGAGGTATGTAGCAGAGTGGCAAAAAATAAATAAAGATAAGATTAGACAGTACGGTATTAATTACAGGGATAAACACAGGGATAGACTGAAAATAACAGAGAAGGCAAGAAGGGAGAGAGATAGGGATTACTATCTAGCAAAAAGGCACGAAAGAATAGCTAGGCAAAAAAGGGCCATACCAGACTGGTTTGAAAGGGAAAAGATAAAAATAGTTTTTGAAAAAGCAAGAGAGTTTGGGTTTGAGGTTGATCATGTAGTTCCACTTAAAAGTGATTTAGTTTGTGGATTGCATTGCTGGCACAATTTACAGTTACTAAATAAGGCGGATAACATAAGAAAGCTAAATAGGTATTGGGTTGATATGCCATGAGTGAAAATATAGAAGTGTTCCCATGCTTTAAAGAGTACCTGCAAAGCGCTCGTTTTAAAGTAGCATATGGCGGTCGAGGTAGCGGGAAAACAAGATTCTTCGTTACCTTGCTGGTTACCAACTGCCTATATAATGGCTGGCGTGTTGTTTGCTTGCGGGAAATACAAAAGTCTATAGAAGATTCTGTAATGCAGGAAATTATAGAAGAAATACACAGGCGCGACCTAGGCGAACACTTCAATATACTTCGGACTGAAATACAGTGTTTAACCTCTGGCGGCGTTTTTAAGTTTGAGGGCTTGATGCGCAACCAGCAAAAACTAAAGGGCTATTCTAACTTTGATTGTGCTTGGGTAGAAGAAGCGGCAAACGTTAGCGCCGAATCATGGAAGTTCCTCATCCCGACCTTACGAAAAGAAGGTAGCGAAATATTCGTTTCATTCAACCCTGAAAGCCCGCTTGATGCTACCTATAAAATGTTTGTTACCGAGAGGTACTACCCTGACTACAAAAATGGCAAACGATACTGCATCACTAAGAAAATAAATTACACTGATAACCCAAGATTCCCACCCGAACTTCAAGATGATCTTGAGCTTATGAAAGAGAATGACCCAGACCTACACGCCCACGTTTACCTAGGCGAACCGGTTGCAAACTCTGATTTAGCTATCATCCCGCCTAAATGGTTTGCTGCTACTATCGATTTGCATAAAGAGCTAGGTATTAAACCAAGCGGCGGTAAGGTTGCTGGATTCGATGTAGCCGATGAGGGCGCAGATTATAACGCAGTTGCATATGTTCACGGCTGGATTGTTGAGGGTCTTGAAGAGTGGAAAGATACAGACCCAAATAGCGCTGCTAATCACGTGTGGCATGATTCAATTAGCTACGGCGTAGAAGAGATTATATTTGATGCTATCGGCGTAGGTGCTGGCGCTAAGGGTGAATTACGCAATGAAGTAGAACGCATGGAATTAAGCAGTAAAAAGCCACCTGCAATAACGGCTTATTACGCATCTGGCTCAGTCGCTAACCCTGATGATTTTTACCAAGAGGGTTATCGAGTAGAGACAATCAATGCTGAACATGGCATAGACCGCACAAACAAGGATATGTTTACTAACATCAAAGCGCAAGACTATTGGAATTTACGCGACCGCTGTTACAACGCATGGAAGGCTAGAAACGGCAAGCCATACGATGCAGATAAGTTAATTAGCTTTGATAGCGATAAAATACCAGAGAAAGTTTTGAGTAAGATTAAAGGTGAAGCTAGCCAACCTAGGCGCGAGTATTTAAATGGTAAGTTACGTGTTGAGCCTAAAGACAAGATGAAGAAGCGTGGAGTAAGCAGCCCCAATGTGCTTGAGGCTGTGATAATGGCATTTACCACACGAGACAGCAATCCTTACGATGCGTGGTTATAGCGTACTTAGCGCAAGCATAAAGCCCATGCATACAATAGTTAAAAGTAAGATACCTAAAACCTAAAGTGTTTTTCTAACGTACTTATTCATAATTAAATCCTTAGCCGCTATTGCGGCTTTTTGGTTATGTTGTATCTGCTTAGTATTTCATCTCTTATATGCTCAGCATTTGCGCTAGGAGAGTAATCCTCATCAAGGGATTCTTTTATGATTAACTCAATATCATCACGCAACTCTTCATCTGGCGTTTTTGGTTTTTGCAGCTTTTCTATATACTCGGTAACGTAATGATCACCTAGATTACTTTTAACCCACGCAAAGCCACCATCTAAGGCTTTTACTTCGCCTCCGTATGTCCCATTGCACCATCTGACAGTTGAGCCAACCTGCGGCCACTCATCAGCTTTAGAAGGTAACTCATCACTACAGCGCATATCTTTGCGCAAATCACTAGCTACAGCTCTGGCTTTTTTAAAGTCTTGCTCGCAACCCAAAATAAGATTGTCACCGGCGTTTTTTAGTGGGTCGGCTTTAGGTGGTAGCGGGATTGTTATTTGTTTTGATTCATCATTGTAAGCGAATAACTCTGGCTCTATTGAATAAGTATTTATTGAGTCACCAGAAAACTCAAAAACCATCGGGTTAGATGATGAGCACCCAATTACAAACCCATGCAACTCAGCAAGCTCAACAATAAACTCAGCATGCTCAGGAGACACCACTTCGCCATAGGTGTTTTGTAGGTATTCGTGGGTTATGTTTTTGAACTGTCTCTCACTCCAAGCGTGCTCAGGAATCCCAGTAATATCCAATTGATTATGCTCCATCGCTATTCCGTAACACTCATCTAAAAATAGTGTTTTACAGTCGCTGTCTATTCCACCTATATACGGATATTTCATCTCTTCACCTTCTGCTATTTTAAGTATTTCTGATTTGGTTATCATGCTTGCTCGTGATGAGTATAGTGGTGTTAATTTCTCACACTCTAACCACCTACTACCGGAATGAAAGAACCATCTATCAGAAGCCTTTGTATAAAACCTTTCATTTGATGTGGCGAAATATTCCCAATCATCAGGCGCATCTTTTATTATCTGTATTGCTTTTTGCTTATTCATGTAACTCTCCATTAATTAATTTACATCCCAAATAATAAACTAAAAATAACACTTGTCAATAATTGATTTTAATATTATAGTTAGCTGGAAGTTTAATAATTTAGGGGTTTAAAAATGATTTTATATAGTGAATGTTATTTTTGCGGAGGGGAGGTAACCCCAAGTGATGAAGTTGTAAATCTGAGAAATGGTTGCGATGCTCACATTGAGTGTAGTGAAAAGAATGACCCTGATGAGGAGTTGGTAGAATAATGCAAACAATAACAGCAACAGAAGCGGCAGAAGCTGCAACAAATATTGATCGAGTGGATTGGATTCACGGTGCGGCTGAGTTGGTTTTAAACCATCAAGTACAATATGACCGTAGTACGCCAAAGAGCAAGGAGGCTTTTATCTCGCTTGATAATGTTATGGAAGATATTATGGGGCTGGATAGCATGAAAGGTGAAATAATATCTTGGTTAAGCGGTGAGGAATGTTTTGATTGTCGTGATAACGTAATGGCAATTGTGCAAAATGAAATATGCGGTTTGCTATCTGAAATGGCAGATGATTTTAATATAGGAGTAGAGTGATGAGTACGAATTATATAATTGGCGGTGTTGGTAATGTTAACCCTGCTATTGAATGGCAAGAAGGTGCAGTGTGCTTTGCGGATGGTGAGCAGTGGCTTGCTAACTCTACAGATGGCGACAAAAGATACCAACTGCAAAACTTTGGCGGAGACAGGTTGTATTCATTTTACGGCATAACCAACCATGCAAAAGACTTCCAACTAAACACCATAAAGCAAGGTGATTACATCGAAGCCTCAGAGCTTGATACTGAGCAGAAGTATAATGATGTGGTTGAAGTGTTTAAACTTTGCGGGGCTGATTTTGGGTTTGATTCATGTTTTGAGTACAGTGATTTAGATGACGATAATATATTGATATGGTCGAGCGAGCTAAACCAAGCCGCTGAATGGCATGTTGGTAAAAAACGCAAACTAACCTACTCACAAATAATGGCAATAGGCGAGTTGAAGAAAGCGTATAATAGGCAGCATATTGAAGATGATTTTATTGACCGATTTGGTTTTGGGGTGATTAGCAGAAGTGAGGAGAAGATGGGTAACTTTCAGCCTTATGATATCGGTAGTGAGTCATTTAAAAGCGCAATCGATAAAGTTAAAGAGCAGCTTGAAAGTGAAGATGTAGTAAATAAACCATCACACTATCAATTCTTTGATGGTGTCGAGGTTATCGAAATTATAGCCAGCTCAATGACTCGTGAGCAGTTTAAAGGTTATTGCTTAGGTAATCGTATTAAGTATAGACTTAGAGCTGGCAACAAGGATGAGCTAGAGCAAGAGATTGCTAAAAGTGATAAGTATGTTGAGCTGTACGATGAGCATAAGCATCTATGCAAAAAGTGATACCAACTAACAAACCATTACTATGCAGCTATAATGACAACGAAGGCAATCATCACGGCTACATAGTTGCAATATACAAGAATGACCGCTTTTATAGTGGTCTATATCCAATTAACCGCGTCACAGGTTGGTGCGAAATACCTAAAGAGGGGTTTAATAGTTATGAGTGAGTCATTAGAAGAGTTGAAGGCGATAATTGATAATGCTCCAGAGGGTGCTACACACATCGATGACGAAGGTGATTATGCTAAATACGGTGGTATGTATAATTATTTTTACTCTAAAGGTTTGCGTGAATGGGTGCAGGTGGACATTGTGAATATGGATCGCTCACTATCAGACATAAAGATGATTATTGAATTGGTGGAGGGTAAATGAACGAATTTTACAAACAGCAAATAGAAACACTTAAAGCTAAAGTTATTGCGCATGCTAAACTTGGCAATGAGTTGAAAGTGGCTATGATTGAGAAAGAGATAGCTAATTATGAAAAAGCTTTAAAAGGTAATGGAGGTTAGTATGGTTACTTATTTTTATTCTGGTGCGGTCGTTAGTACCATGACTGACGGTGCTCGCAAGGAGAGGTTTGTTGATGGCTCTATCACTGTAGAAGATGATGTTAGTGTTAATAATGTTATTTTAAAGGTAAAGAGAATTGCATGCAAAAATGACCCAAGGATAGTTCATATTAGACAACTAAACAAAATCTAGCTCAGCTAACACACAAATAAAATAAATGATACAATTAGCCTCATGTTAATCACGAGGCTTTTTTATGCGCGTAATACTGCTGACAAATACAAATAAAGCCTCCGTTGCTAAAGAGAATGGTAAGTACTTAATTAAGGGCATGCCAATCACTGTCAACGGGGCTAAAATGAATAGGGTTTTATATCCAGAGGATGAGAACTCTAAAGGCATGCCTACAATGATTGGTAAGCCAATATCATTAACACACCCTGCTGACGGTGAAGGTAGAAATGTATCTATATTCTCTCCAGAAGGCATAGACTTTTACTCTGGCGGCAAGGTTAATAAAACTTACAGCAAAGATGGCATTTGGTACTCTGACTCTTCTATTGATGAGAAAAAACTTCGCTCTACAGAAGAGGGTGAGTATTTTGCCAATAGATTAGATAAGGGATTGCCGATAGGATTATCTACGGGCTTAACCTTTGAAGCTAATAATGAAAGTGGTGATGGCTACGATATGGTAGCTAGAAACATGAACTTTGACCACCTTGCCATGTTGCACGAATCAGAAAAACCAGCTGGTGGTGATTCAACCGTTATGCGCTTTAATGGCGAGGACGTATCAGTAATTAATATTGATGATATTGAAAAGCCATTAGCAGACAAAGACGAGCCAAGCGACAACTTCATTGACAAAGTAGCAAACAAGCTAAAGGCGCTTTTTGCTAACGATAACCAAAACAGTTACAATAACACTGATTTAATCAACCAAGACGGAGAACGCGCTATGCGTAATTTAATCGAGGCCAAACTAAAAGCGGCAGGCATTAAGGTGAACGGCCTTGATGAAGATGCTTTGTTGTTAGCCTACAATGAATTGCAAGCCCCAAAAGAGCCTGCACAAGAACCACAAACTAACAGCGAAGAAACACCAGCTTGGGCTAAAGACCTTGTAGCTAAAGTAAATACGCTTGAATCTAAACTAACTGCAAACGCTGAGCAGGAGCTCGACTCTATCGCTGATCAAGTTGAAGCGCTTAAAATGGGCATCAACAAAGACGCTGCAAAAGCTATGGGCTTAGATGCTGCTAAATCATTCTTAGCTGCTAACTCTACTGAGTATGTTGCAAGCGGTTACGGTGCACCACAAAAACGCACAGCTCAAACCAACGCTAAGATTGATGATGGTTTTGACTCTGTTGATTTAAACGCTGGCTTAGAAGGTGATAAATAATGGCTAATGTGATTTATCGTGGCCCTGTAGAGCGCGAACCTGAAACACTTAATCTACAAGTTACCGGTGCATACTTACCTGGTACTTTCGTAACCAAAGCTGCAAGCGGTAAAGTTGTAACTGCTGCTGATGGCCTAGGTCGTTTATTGCTTTTATCTAACCCGCGCTTTTTAGAGCGTGATATTGAAACAGCGTATGCGGCAGATGAAACAGGTATTCAATACCGTTTAGAGCCTGAGCAAGAATACCAAGCACTAGCTGCTATTGGTAACTATGCAGACCAAGCAGAATTAACAGTAAATGCAAGCGGTCAATTAGCTGCT